AGATCTCGTCATGAAGCGTACCTTGAAGAACGGTAAGTCTTTACAGTTCATCTACACAGGACGCACAAAAGCCGAGTACCATGTACCAGGCAACAGCATCCTCGGTAACTCCGACGGTGCTCCTCCAGTAGCAGAGAAGACCATCACAGTTGATGATCTACTTATCAGTTCAGCATTCTTGTATGAGCTAGATGAGACACTTGCACACTACGACTTAAGATCAGAGATATCCAGAAAGATTGGATACGCTCTTGCTGAGAAATATGACCGCCTAGTATTCAGAGCTATATCTCGTGGAGCTAGAGCTGCATCACCTATCACTAAAGCTAACTTCGTAGAGCCAGGTGGTACTCAAATTCGTGTTGGCACAAACGCCGATGCTAATGATGCTTACAGTGCAACTGCTTTGGTTAATGCGTTCTATGACGCTGCCGCTGCAATGGATGAAAAAGGAGTCAGTTCTGACGGAAGATTTGGGGTATTAAACCCACGTCAATATTATGAATTGATCCAACAGGTTGGTGATAATGGTCTAGTTAACAGAGACTCACAAGGTACATCCCGTCAGAAGGGTAATGGAATTGTTGAGATCGCTGGTATCAAGATCTACAAATCAATGAACATACCATTCTTCAGTAAGTATGGTACTAAGTACACACCTTCATCAGGTAATAACGATGCTGTCGATACTAACGTAACTGATCCAGGTAATACAGGTTCATTCGTTAGCCAAGCTATTGAAGATGCTGCAGCTGATGTAACTGGTATTAACAACGAGTACGGTGAAGAAACAGAATTCGCTAACTCTTGTGGTATCATAGGTCAACGTGAAGCCGCAGGTATTGTCGAAGCTATCGGTCCTCAAGTTCAAGTAACAAAGGGAGATGTTTCGGTTATTTACCAGGGAGATGTGATATTAGGTCGCTTAGCATGTGGGGCAGATTATGTCAATCCCGCTGCTTGCGTAGAGCTTTTTGCTGGTACAGCTACAAAACCAGCTGCATTCTAAAACATGCACACCTAAAGGGAGTCATTACGGCTCCCTTTTTTTTATTCACAAATATTTATACCTATGGCTTTTCCTACCACTAATGCTGCTCAAGAATTACCCGCTATAAATCAGATCCTAATGGCTTGTGGTCAGGCTCCAGTCACCACTTTGGATGAAACCAACCCAGACGTTGCGATTGCATATCAAACTCTACTAGAAGTATCTAGAGAGGTACAAAGTGAAGGCTGGACTTTTAATAAGGAAGCGCATTATGAGATGACACCCGATAGTAATGATGAAATACTTATACCAAATAATGTATTACAGATAGACCTGACAACAGCTGATGCAGCTGATAAGAACGTAATACAGAAAAACGGAAAATTATACGATAAAGAACATCACACAGATAAATGGACAGATGGAGCTGTAGATGTAGATATTACATGGTTCTTTGATTGGGTTGATTTACCAACTCCTATACAGGACTACATAACAGCTAGAGCAGCTACTATTACCTCTAGTCGAATCATAGGAGATAAAACTCAATACCAAATGATTCAACAAAAGGAGGCATACATGAGAGCTATGGCTCTTGAATATGAAACAAACCAAGGTGATTACTCATTCTTTGGACAACCTGACGGAGCACACCCTTATGTCAGTTATCAACCTTATAAAGCACTTAGTAGATAATGGCAGTAGTAACTCAAAGGGTAGCTAACTACCTAAGCGGTGTATCAAAACAACCAGATAGTAAAAAGCTTCCAGGTCAAGTTAGAGAATGCCTTAATGGGTTTCCTGATGTAACAACAGGTTTAACTAAAAGACCTGGATTCAAATTCTTAGCAGTATTAAAAAATGCTAGTAATACCGCCTATAGTGGTACACAATTGGATGGTGGTAAATGGTTCTATATTAACAGAGGAGATGGTGATAGATATATAGGATGTATCACACCTAAAGTATCTAGTACTAACGGAACCATAAAAATATGGAATGCTGATACTGGAGTAGTTTGTACAGTTACAGATACAGCTACTAGTTCAGCTATTGGAGCACATAGTTATCTAACAGGAACGAAGTTAAACTATGACGTTCTAACTGTTCATGATAGTACAATACTTACAAATAATACAGTAACAGTAACAGCACAAGCTACTCCTACGTTTGTAGCTAATAAGAGAGGTATGGTTATACTTACGGGTGCTGATACTCAACTAGCTAGTGAAACCTTTACAGTAACCATACAGGGTAATACAGCGACATATACATCTCAAGCTGCTGATGGATATGAGGAAGTATTAGCTGGTTTAAAAACTCAAATTGAAAGTGTTAGCACAAGTAATTCTTTAGGCCTTACAGTTTATAAATTTGGTACTGCTCTTGTTATAGATAGAGCAACATCTTTCACTCTTGAAGCAAAAGGTGGTAAGGATAATAAAGGTATTGTTACTTTTCTGGATTTTGCTGTAGATGCTTCTTACCTACCAAAACAAAGCCTTCATGGACATAAAGTTGAAGTATTAGGTGAATTTCATAATGATAACGATAATTATTATGCAGAATTTGTAGCTCATAATGGTACATCAGGTGATGGTTATTGGAAGGAAACTGTAGGACCAACAGCTTCACCTGGATTTAATGCATCAACAATGCCTCATAGGTTACTATGTACAGCTACTAATACATTTACATTTGGACCAATACCATATTCAAATAGGATTGTAGGTGATACTATTACTAACTTAGATCCTCAGTTTGTAGGAAAGAAGATTCAACAAGCTTTCTTTTATTCAGATAGACTTGGGTTTCTAAGTGAAGATACAATAAGTCTAAGTAAAAGTCAGGATGTATTTAATTTCTATAGAGCTTCAGTTAGAGCTTTAGCTACTGGAGATAGAATTGGTGTTACCGCTACATCTATTAGACCAGCTCTATTACATGCTGTTGTACCTACAACACAGGGTTTAGTCTTATTTAGTAAAAGTCAGCAGTTCTTACTTTATGCAGATCAAGGTCCATTAACACCAGAGAGTACAAAGATTAGACCTATATCAAATATGGAGATGGATTCAGATGTAGATCCTATTGATGTAGGAACTCATATGAACTTCATCAGTAAGACTCCTAACTACACACGAGTATTTGCTATGCAGACTCGTGGTTTAGGTGAAAGTCCTAACATCCTTGATATAGGTAGAGTTGTTAATGAATGGATAACTATTGATGTAGATCATCTTATAGCAAGTATACAGAATGACTTTCTAGCTATGTCTAGTCAGTCAAGTGATGAAGTGTTTTTCTACAAGACATATACAGATGGTAAAGAGCTATTAATGGAGTCTTGGTTTAAATGGAAGCTGCCTGGATTAGTACAAACAATAGCTATAGATCAAGATGATATGTATTCAATTACCAAACAAGGTAATCAATATACACTTCAAAGGGCTAACTTAACCATGAGTCCAGAAGCAGCAATTATTACTAATGCTGATGGTCAAAAGATAAACCCATGTATGGATTTATATGCACAAGCTAGTTCTGTAGCATATGATTCAGCTAATGATTTCTCTAAGTGTTATATACCATTTGCTAATTTAACAGATCATAAGAATGTACTAGTAGTAGGTGGTACTACTGCAGCTGGTACTTTTAATAATTCAGGGTTTACTATTACTCCAGAAACAGGTACAGATGGTACTGGTACATATTTCAAAGTACCTGGACAAAACCTTACAAGTATTGCAAGCAATGTCTATGTAGGTTATGCGTATGACTTTGATGTTGAATTACCTAAATTATATTTCAACCTAACTGAAGATGGTAAGAATACCGACTTTACTGCAAACTTAACTATATCTAGATGTAAGTTTGACGTAGGTTTATCAGGTGTTATGGGCTTTAAACTTAAAACTACAGGAAGATTAGCTGGTAGTAAGAGTTACACAGGTGATGGATCAACTACTAACTTTAATTGGACAGTAGATGATATTGATTATATAGATAGAAATCAAGTAAAAGTAAAAGTAAATAATGTAACTAATACAGCTTTTACTTTTCAAAGTGATACCGAGATACAATTTAGTTCAGCACCTGCTGATGGATCAACCATACTTATCTATTTAGATGAGTGGTATGAACTACAACCTGTTAGTTCAGCTAACACATATCTAGCTGATGATGTGCCTCTAGAGGAATCAACAGTGTTTACGATACCAGTACATCAACGTAGTGAAAACTTTAACTTAAGAGTATTTACTGATTCACCATTTCCCGTTTCATTAAACTCAATGATGTGGGAAGGAAATTATTCACCCCGATTCTATAGAAGAACCTAATGACCACCACACAGGAAAGAATTCGTAACCATAATCATAGTATAGAAATTATAAAAGAGTGTGCAGGGGATAACTCTGAAGCTTTTGATTATCTATTCATGATTGCAAGAATAACAAGAGTTTTAGATGATATTTTTGATGCTGACAGAGAAGTTAGTAGAGAAACTCATTTAGAAATTATTGAATATCTATTCATCACTTTGCCTACAAATAGTTTCTATGCAACTAATCAAGACATTTTATTGTCTCAACATTTATCTATGTTTAATGCTTGGATAGCTGCTAATAAGTGGGAAAAGGGAGATGAGATAGAACGTATCTATGCACATGTCTGGAGAGATACTATACACGAATTATTTCCTATAGTGGCAATGCTAACGCAAGGTCATAATCAAATGAAAAAAGTATCAGAGATGATACGTACAACTTTTAAAAAGAATCTTGGAGAATAAATTATGACTGTAGGAGCTAATGTACTAGTACCATCACTTATTGGTGCTGGTGCATCTATAATTGGTGCAAGTAAGTCTTCCAGTGCTGCTAAAAAACAAGCAGAACTTCAGAATGAAGCAATAGAGAGACAGTACGAGTATGATACCCAACTCTGGCAGATGAGTAAGGATAAGCTTAAAGCTGATACCTCTTTTCTGAAAGAAGGGATAAAAATTAAAGAAGCAAACGAAAAGAAATTAGCTTTATATACTGATAAAGTTGCTGATACAAAATATAATCACAACTTAGCTATTTGGAATTACCAAAATAAATCTTTACAATCTCAGTTTGCTAAATCTGAAGAAGTATTTGATAGCCGAGTAAGTCAAAACGAACAATCTGCTCAAGCAGCTAGAGAAGGTGCTAGGACAAAATTTGAGGAATTACAACGTCAAGTATCATTTGATAATCAGGATCAGCAGATCGAACATATATTAAATATGCACGCTGTTTCAAATAACAGTGGTTTAAGTCGTCGTGATTTCACTCAGAATCAAAGAGCAATTAGGGGTTATTCACAAGCTAAACTTACTCAAACAGTATTAAGTGGATCTAAGAATTATATACAAGATTTAAAAGAGATTGCACTTGATAAGTCATCTGCAAATCTCACAGCATTTGCTCAAAAAATGCTTAAACCTGGAATCCTACCTAAACCTCCTAAACCATTACCAACACCTACTTCTGATTGGCAAATGCCTAGAGCATTGGAAGAGTATGACTTTGGTCCTACTCCAGTTATGGGAGCAAAAGCTTCTGTCAGTTCTGCTGGTAGTGCTGCATTCTGGGGATCTGCTACTGGTGGTATATCTAACGCAGCTACAACGATTGCATCAGGTTTCTTTGAACCCTAATGAAGTCTAACTTTACAATTTAAATAACAATGGCTATAGGATATAGACCTTCGTCTAAGGACAGGTCTACTTTTAAAACACGAAATCAAGGGGATGGTGGTCTCTCCCAGATACGTCAAAGAGATGCACAAGTAGTACAAGGGATGGAAAATCTGAGGAACCAAACAGAAGAAATTGGTACCACTCAGATAGCAGCGATGAGAAGAGTCAATCAGGCTCAAATTCAAAATAGAGAAGATATTAAAGCAACTATTGAAGATAAAAGTTATCAACTTCGTAGAGAAGCTATATCAAGAAATCGTGATAGAGAATACCAAGCTTTAATGCAAAGATCAAATGAAGCTGGTAGAGAAGCTAAAACTTGGGAAAAATTAACCCCAACCTTGGCTAGTTCTTTCAAAGGTTTAGCAGACAGTTATTACGAACAAGCTGAAAATAATAGAATTAATCAAGCTCATGAAGATCAAACTGAAACATCTAAACTCTTCGCTACAATCAATAATGAAGCTTTAAAATTTTCAGAAATTGATGCCTTAGCTGATGCTAATATTGCCCTAGCAAAGAATGGTAATTTAGGAGAAGGTTTATGGATTACAGGTGGCTCACCTTGGTTATCAGTTGGTAGACATGATGTTCATGCTAGACGAGAAACAAGTAATCTTCCAGCATATTGGCAGTCATATCAAAATTCATTACAAAGAGATGGTGTAGTTGTTGATTCTACAAATATAGGGAAACATGTTGATAATTTTAGAGCCTTAATATTAAAAATAAATGGATGGGAAAATACAAAGTCTCAAGGTGTTCAAGAGTTAAATGAAGCAATTACTCAGTTAAAAACTAGTAAGATTAGAAATAGTGTTAACTCTGAAAATGAAATAGAAGGTAGTAGACAGTATAAGTTTGCTTACGAAAATGTAACATCTACTAATCTTAGTGAACATGGTATTAGTAGTTTAATACAAAGGAAAATGCTAGTACTCAATGAAGGAAAATTACCTAACATGGGTGAAGCTATACAATTAGTATTTGTAGAAGATTTAGCTAAAGATCTCTCTGTTCCAATAGAAGATATTTATGCGGCTTTAGATTTTCTTACTCCTGAAAAAGGTCGTCAAGAAAAATACCCTACATATAATAAACGTAATGCAAATTTAAGAGCATTAGTCAGAAAAGCAAGAGCTGAAGTAAGCCAAGAGGCAGTTAATCTAGCTAAAAATGAAGAGGAGTTTAAGGATTTACGTGAAACGAAAAGATTGAAATCCTGGTTAGATCATACTGGTGATTATGCACCAGGAGGAAAACTTGAAGGTCAAGGTTGGGATGGTACTTCAAAAGCACGTCTCGATATGTACAACTGGGCTAAACAAAACAATCTCCCTGACACAGCAACCTTTCTAGAAAGTTATGCTCCATTTGATGAAACTAATTATAGAAAGGGATTACAACTTGAGTACATAGGTCAATTAGTAGATTCAGGTGATTGGCAGCAAGCATTAGAGCTAATCGAAAATAGCCCATTACTTACAACTGAAGACCGTAATAAAGCTAAAATTCAATATCTACCAGTCTTACAACATTTAGCTACAGCTGGTACAAGTGAAGAAAAAATTGAGGATACATTAGAAAGTCTTTTACTTACAAGAATTGGTGGTACATATGTTGGTTCTGAAGGGAAGACAAATATACCTAGTTTGGAGGGAGCTATAGGAGGTGGTAAAACCTACCTTATGGAGAGATTCAAACACCATGATCTTTTACAACCTGATACTGAAGAGGGTTATAGAAAAGCATTAGAGCTTGCTTGGAGTGATACCAAGAAAATGATTAATGAGGGTAAAGAAGGTTTTGCTCAAATAACTGAAGGTATAGACGCAGCAGAGAGTGATATTTCTTACTTTACAAAATACCAACCATTAGTTGATAACAAAGCTATTAGAGATGATGAGAAGTTTCAAAAATTAATAACAAATAATCCTATTATAATTGATAAGGATGGTTCAATTAAGACGTTAGGAGCTTGGGAACAAGAAGAAATATTAACAACTGAATATCTTTATGATATAGCTGCAGAGCTAAAAGAAGGAAGAGCAATAGTTGTACCTGGTATAGTTCTTAAAGAATCAATTAGAACAGGTATACCAGTAGATATATTAATCAATGCTCAACTTGGACAGACCAGAAAGTATAAAGGTAAGCAAGGTTCCTTTGGTGCATTAATGAAGCCTGGTCCTAGAGATATAGCTCTACAAGGTGTAAGTATTTATCCTGGTTATTTAAATGTTAAAGATCGTATAGCACATGCTAATGGTTTATTTGAAATACAAAGGCTAACTGCATTTGTTGAGACTAGTGGTAATGCTAATATTAATAATAGAGATCCTTTAGTAAATCAAGCCACTGTACATGAGATTTCTGATGAGCAATATATAGAACAAGAGATAATGAAAGCCGTCATAGCATCTGGACCTGAGTATGTCGATAAATATATAGAATTAAAAATTAAAGAAGCAAAAGAAAGATCTGGTAAGGAAGAAATAATACTTGATAAAGATACCATTCTTAAATGGACTGAGATAAAAAAGGTCTGTCAAGAATGTAATATACACGATATTGATTTTTCTCAAACCGACCTAAAAAACAATCGGTATAAATTAAAAGCTGGATCCGATACTGAAAAATATCTACTTAGATATGTTGCTGAAGGTTTAATTCCAGGCGTTTATTGCAACGCATACACAAATGAATTAATTTTGGAGAAAGATTAACATGAGCGACGATTTATTCAATATTATCACCAAAGATAACGAACAAGGAAACACTCAACAATTTCAATACAATCCAAATTCTACACCATATGTACCAAATTATAATGATACTAATTCTAATGAAGTAGATCTTTATAACACTATTAAAGAGGATACATCTTCAGAAGTTAAACAGGATAATAATAATGTAAGAGTAGATACTGAACTTTATACATCAACTCCTGGGTCTGAAATAAATAAACAAGGTGATCTACATCCTATCACTATTAAAGAACAAGCATCACTACAAACTGGTGGTGGACGTGATTGGAGACCTGAATTGGAGCGTTGGAAAGCACTACCAGAAGGCGAAGAACGAGTTATAGCTAGAGAGGCTTGGCACCAGAAATATCTTGGATTGTCTTATGAAGAAATGAAAGCTAAGAATCAGCTGGAACGAAGCATGATTTTGCATAATCGACTAAATAAAGGAAATCGAGGTTGGGGAGGAAAGCTTTTAGATCTACCTGGTACTATCACAGATGGAGTTATTGATTTTGGATTTGATGTGATTGGACATATACCAGGAGGTGCAGCAGTTGATAATTGGTGGGATGAACATACAGATACTAAAGATCCAATTATTGAAGCTGTCCAAGATATATCTAGCATTGTTGTACCTTCATTATACGGTGGTAGTTTGGTTACTGGTACTTTAAAAGGTGCTCCTTTTCTATTAAAAGCTGGAGCATTGATAAGTACTGATGTTGCTATTGTAGGTTTAGCAGACGTTAGTGAAAGGGATGAAACTCTTACTAAAATGGCTGTTGACTATTTTCCTAATATTGTAGGTCCAAAAGGTTTTATACCAGCACCAGAGGTTTTACTAAATAAAGATAGTGATAGCCCAGAGGTAACAACATACAGAGCCATGCTTGAAGAAGCTGGTCTACCGATTATTGGTAATGTACTAGGTGCAGCTATGAATATAGCTAAACCATGGCTAAAGGTTAAAAAATTTGCACAGAAAGGTGCTGAAAATTATGTTACTACTGAAAAGAGGATTTTGGGATGGTTTGAACCAAAAGATGAGATAGCGGAGATATTCAAATCAGATGAAATATCTAAGTTTGCTGAGCCTCAAAAGATTATAGCTTTACAACGGATTGAAGAAGCTATTGCTTCAGGCATGATTAATCAATCAGAAATGCCAGCACTACTTGCAAAAAAAGAACAGCTACTCAAAGAGTTAGATCGATGGGAAAGTGTAGAACATTTCAATGATGTAACTACTAAAACTATTAAAAATGAACAAATAAAATCAGGTGTAGATAAGGTTAGAACTAATCCAACTAACATTGATTTTGATCCTGATGTCAATTCTGGAATAGTATCTGATTCTGTTAATGCTAGACGGTCAGTAAGTCCTGGTAGTGTTGCTAGAAATATGGTTGATGTAACTACTAATCAATTAGGACTTACTAAAGGATTACCAGTTAGTATTATACCTGATTCAGTTATCAGGAAGGTATTAAAAGTAGGTGGTACATCTAGAGATATTACTCTTGATGTAGCTAATAAAGGTTTAAAAGCTGGTGATTTTGAATCCACAGTATTGGGTATCAGAATCAACAGAAATCAGATGAGTAAGTCTGCTTTCAATCTACTCAGTGATTATTTAAACGCTGGTAGTGCAGATGAACTTAGAAAGATGTTCATCAACAAAACTAACCAAGCTGATTTCAATGGCATGGTAGTTAAGACATTAAATGCAGATCAACAGAAGGCTGCTTTGGCTGCATACCAAATACTTAATGATAGGTATTTAGGTAGAGATGTTGTAGAAACAGCCACTCGTGTGATGAATACGTTAGGTGCTGAGGTATCAAACATTGCTGAAACTGCTGAAAAGTTTAAAGGTATAGCTGATAATCCTAAATTGATGAGAACACTCAGAGAGAAGATGGAAATTCTTTGGCCTGAGTATCGTTTAACTCAATATGTATGGGGTGTTCAAGGTAATGATCTGAAAAACAACATCAATAACTTGATGACTAAATCTCCAGATGAGTTACTAGCAATCACTAATGAACTTAAGACTGCTGAAAGCTCATTCCATGCACAAGCTAGGAAGTTTACTAAGACATTAGAAGAATTAGAGAAGACTCACCCTGAGCTAATGGAGCCTCTTTCAAGAGCATTTGAAATGTCTAAGGGTAATGTTGTTACTCAAGCTGGCTTACTTGAGTGGGCTGCAAGGCAAGTCAATCCATCAGGAATGATTGTTAGTCCTACAGGATTAACTGGTAATAGAAGTAGTCTGAATATCTTTGCCAGTGCTACATGGTCATACATGTATAACAATATTCTATCTGGATTATCAACCATTAGAGCTGTACTTGGTAATGGTAAAGAACTTATGCAGAAACCAGTTAACGCTCTCTTAGGTCATGGGTGGCAATCTGCAGGGAGTTTAATCACAACTGGTACTTTTGATAGAGCAAAACTTCATAAGATGTTCTATTACTACGGAGCAATAAAAGAGACTAACGCTCGTGCTCTGACGTATATGTGGGATACCATTAAGAAGGTGAATAATGATCCTGATGCAATGATAGATGTTTTCAGAAAGGATTATACAATTAAAAATAGAGGGGAATGGAAGATATTAGATGGAGTAGCTAATACCTGGAGAAAAGAGGGAGATATTGGAAAGTTAATACAATATGATTTAGCTAAGGCAATGGATGGTTGGTCTCGTACTAGATATTCTAGATATGGAATGACTGGTATGGCAGGTGTTGACGCATACACAACTTCATACATGGGTACTCTTCACGCAAGAATGAGAGCTTATGATGAAGTATTAACTGAATATGGTCCAAATATTTTATCAAATAAAACAAAATTCAACAAAGCGTTAGAAATTGCAGAACAGAAGCATTACAAATCTATGTTTAACAGTAATGGAATGCTTACTGATCAAGCTGTTAGAAATGCGACAGGTGAAGTAGCATTGAACGTAGATAACTCTATTGCAAAGGTATTTAGTGATGCAACAACAACTGTACCTGCGCTGAAACCATTAATAACGTTTCCAAGTTCAGGTTTAAACTTTGTCCGAATGTCTCTGTCATATACTCCTATTGCTGCTATTCCTGGCATGGATAAGTATGGTAAGACTATCTGGGCTAAAACTGACGAACAGATTGATCTTGCATTAAAAGCTCATGGGATGTCATTAGCTGGTACACCAAATGCTAGACGTATCTTTGAGAATTTACAAACTGAGTATATAGGTAGGCAAGTATTTAGTGGTTTGTTATTTACTGGTATAATGTCATATGCATTAGATGGTAACCTTCGAGGTAATGGACACTATAATGCTTCTCGAAGGATTAATGAACGAAGAGAATTAGGGTACATACCTAATACAATTCGTATTCCAGGTACTGACAAATGGATTAGTACTAAAGGTCTACCAGGTATATCTCCATTATTAGATATAGTAGGTGATATAGCTTATTACTCAAGGGATTTAGAACAGCCAATCATGGAAGATTGGTTTGCTAAAGCAAGGTGGACTATAGCAGCTTCTTTCCTTAATGAAACACCACTTGGAGGTCTAGAACCTTTAGTATCTATTGCTACTGGTGATTTTAGTGGATTTGAAAGATTAACTGGTAATACACTTAGAGGTGGTATTCCATTTTCAGGAGGTGCAGGTGTCTTACAGCAATCAATTGATACCGCTAGACATGAGATAGACAGAGATATAACTCAATATGTTAAAACAAGATTACCATTTGCTTCATTCACTCTTCCTTATCAATATGATATTTGGAAGCATCAAAAAGTAAACGATTTAAGTAACCCATGGTTAGCTAGATTAAATGCTTTTAGTCCTTTAAAAATCAGTGATGGTCCAGAGGATTGGAGGGAATGGTTATTACAAATTAACTATACAGGTCAAAGTAGGTTATTAAAGGATTCAACAGGTACATACGAATATAATGCTGAAGAAAGATCAGCTATATATGAATTGATTAGCAAACAGAACCTTCATAAAAAATTATATCGTCTAATGAATTCAGAAAAATATAAAGATATCATTGGAAAAGTAAGAGCCTACCGAGTTACAGGAGATGATTTGAGAACTGATTTTGAATTTGATTCAAGTGCCTTGAAACTTTATGACGAAATTGATGCTATTATTAAAAACGGTCAGGAGAAGGCTGAACTTGAATTATTACAAACAAGACCTGACATCTTTACTTCTATCAAATACCAACGATTAATTAATAAATATATTAAAGCTGGTAAGATTGATAAAGCTAGAGAATTAATGTTTGAAGGTACAAAAGCAGTAGAAGAAGAAAAGAAGAAGTTAGAAATAAATAATTTATTAAATATCAACAAATAACGCAACCTTAAAATGGCAGTTACAGAAAACACATACACCCAGAGTGGGTCTACCACCAACTACTCATTTACATTCCCATATTTAAAAGAGAGCGACGTTAAAGTAACAGTCGCTGGAGCAGCTAGCACAGCATGGACATTCCATAATGCTACTACCGTCAAATTTAATACCGCACCTGCCAATGGAGCTGCAA